GACCGGATAGCGCCAGCCGGCGATGCGCATGGCCCCGCCGGTGTAGGCGACCATCGAGAAGCGCGGCAGCTTCGGCTTGCCGTCGCCGTCCACCGCAGCAATGTCGGCGGCGGCTTCGATGGACAGCGCGCCGGGGTCGCTGAGAAGTTGCACGGTTGCGCCGGCTTCGGCGCGGGCTTGCTGCTCGCACACGGCGCGGCGTTGCTTCGCGTCGGGGAACTCGCGAACCATCGTTTCGTCCGCCATGCAGCGGTCGATGAACTGCTCGCGCGTCTCGCCTCGGTTTCGTTCAGGCAGCGGCACGGCTGTCCTCCTTGTCTTCGGGTTCGGTGTCGTTGGTGTCGGTTTCGTCGCTCGGCGGCGGCGCGGCCTGCGCCGCCGAGAGGCCGAGTTCCTTCATAAGCGCGGCCTCCTTGGCCCGCTGGCGAAGTTCGGTTTCCCAGTCCTTGCCTTGGCGGGCGTACTCGGTGGCGAGCGTGGTCGTGTGGCTGGCGAGCCGCTGCGACTGTGCGGCGGCTTCCTTCTGCGGGTCCACGTGTTCGTGTCCGTCCCAGAACCACTGATGCGGCGCGTCGGCGATGTCGCCGACGCCGAAGACCTTCACGGCCTCGGCCAGCCACGCGGAGAAGATGCGGTCCAGAACGACCGCCTCGATATGGGCCTGCTCGACCCGGATGGACTTGTAATAGGTCTGGTGGTCCAGCCGCCCCGAGGAGTAGTTGTAGCCGCTGGAGTTGCAGGCCGCGATGTTGTACGGCATGTTCAGACAGCGGGCGATCTCGTTGAGGATCTCCCGCTTGAACATGTCGTAGGTCGTCGCCGGCTGCTCGGCCTTAACCTGCGACGGCTCCCAGCCTTCCGGCGTGAAGACGGCCATGTTCGGCGCGAACTCCATTTCGGTCATGGGTTCGACCTCGGCCGCTTCGCCGCCGGCGGGCGCGTTGGTCTTCATCAGCACGGCGATGTTGGCCGCGCTCTCGGCCGCGGCGATGACCGCCAGCGTGTAGCGACGTAGCTGCGCGAACAGCGGCAGCGCCGGCAGGATGTCCGGAAGCCCGCGGCTCTGGCCCGGCCGGTCGGCGCGGAACCAGTGAATGACACTCGCCGCGGGAAAGCGGTCGTACTGCGTGCCGGCCGATGTCGCGTCCCCGCCGGGGTGTTGCTTCAGCACGTGGTACTCTTTCGGGTTGCCGAACTCGTCCAGCAGGATCCCATCGACCGCGTTGCCCTTGGCGAACGAAAGATCGGGCGTGGTCACCTGGTCGGCTTCGATCAGCCGCACGTCCAGCTTGACCGCCGAGTCGTGGCGGGCGTTGCTGACCAGGAGGGCAAACGCTTCGCCGTCCTGCGCTCGCGCCTGCCGCATGGTGCGGAGCTTCTCGGCCAGACCGACCGCCTTCGCCCAACGGGCGAACTCCGCTTCGATGGTTCGGTTGTCTTCCGCGGAGTCGGCGAGCATCTGGAGCCGCGGGCCGGTGCCGATGACATCGTTGGCCAGCGTGAGCACGATGCCGCGGGCATAGGCGTTGTTTGCCACTTCGTAGCGGGCGCGGTTGCGAAGCGTCCGCCGGACCTCCGGCGACGCGGCGGCGTCGGCAGAGAGATGGTCGGCGTTCGCCCAGTGCTTGCCGTTATCGGGCGTGGTCTGCGCGGCGTCGAACTTCGCCCGCACGAGCAGCAGTTGCCCGGTAGCCTTGACCTTCTTCCGCTTTGTCCAGGGCCACAGTCCCATGTGTTACACCGTCCCCGGCGGCACGATCTTGACCCGCGTGAACGCCTTGGCCGGGTTGCGCGATGCCGCGTCCTTGCCGGCCAGGTACTTGTCCGCGGCGATCTGGTCTGCCAGCGAATGCTGCTGCGCGCTTACGCCGTCGGCGCTGGCCTGCTTCGGGCCTTTCGCGTTCTGCTTGATTGCGTCTTTCAAGTCGTCCGCCATGTGTCACCTCGATTGCGGGAGCCGGAGTCGAACCGGCCGCGTCGGGCGTATGAGGCCCGACAGCCCACCAGGGCTCTTCCCGCTGTAAGCCCGGCCGAAGCCGGGTCAGCCGGTCGCGCGGCCCAACAGAAAAGGCCATGCCGGGTATGCGGCCCCGCATGGCCTTCGTCTGTGGCTTCGCGCCGGGGATCAGCCGACACGCCGCGCGTCCTGGTTGTCTGCTCTCACACTACCGCCGAAGCTGCGCCCCGCGAAGGGCCTTCCTGCTCTCGACGGCAGATTGTGCCATATCTGTCATTCGCTCCCGGTTTCCGGGCTTTCACTCGGCCACGTCGGCCAGCTTCGACGGCGTAACCTCGTAGGTCGTGACCCGCTGGCCACAGTGCCGGCACTGGCGGTAGCGAACGATCCGGCCCATTGAGCGCCGCGTGTTGAGAACCGGCAGGTGGGCGCATCCGCACTTCGGACACACCACGCCTTGCTTGCTGTCGGCCGGAGGCCATCGCTTCCGGGCACTCTCGTCGGTCATGACACGCGCCTTCTCAGGTCTTCCTGTGTATACCGCTTCCGTCGGCGGGTGGTCGCGCTCTCGCCCGGCACTTTCACGCCGACCATCGACGCGGCGACGGCGCAGCCGACCGTGCAGTCGAGCCAGTGGTTGTCGGGCTTCGATGGCTTGGCTCGCCATTCGTGGACGGTTCGGCCGTGGCCTTCGGTGACGACGTAGCTCTCGGCGTCGGCCACGTGCTCGGCAAAGAGCCGGTGTTGCTCGGGCTTCTTGCCGAACAGCGTCATCGCGCCGCGGTCGCCGGCCGCTGTCGCGAGCCGCGCATGGATGAAGGTCTTCCAGAAGTTGGCGTCGAAGGCGACGTGGCGGAACTCGCTCGACCGTGAGACGTTCGGGATGTACCAGTTGTGCCCGTGCCGCTCACCCGGCCGGCGGGTGTACGTCGCCATCGGCTTGTTGCCGGCCCGAAGGCCCATGCCCTTCGACAGCAGCACCGCCGGCCCTAGCTTGATCGCCACAGCGTTGCAGACGGCCGGCAGATACCCCGAGTCGATCAGCAGCCGCTCGACCTGGAGCGTTACGCCGTCCGTGCGCTTCCACTGCCGGCCGAGCAGGTCCGCGGCGAGCTTCTCCAGTCCGGCTTGAACCGCGCCTTCCTTGCCCGCGCCGCGGAACGTCCGGCCCAAGGTGTGCGTCGCGTCCCGAAGCGTGAAGTAGAGCCGCTTCTGATCGGGGAACGTGCCGTAGTCGATGACGTAGCCGGTGAAGTCTTCCTCCCACGCACAGACGCACCAGAACAGCAGCTTGTCGTGCACGTCGATAGCTTGTCGTGCACGTCGATGAACGCTGTGATCCGAGTTGCGGCTTGGGGCACCTGGCTCCGCGGCCGGCCGTTCGTCTTGCCCGCCACCTCATCGGGCGTGAGCAGGTCCTCATCGAGTTGCTCGGAAGTGGGCTCGTTCTGGTACTCCGCGAAGAACGCCTCTTCATCGCGGAGCTTCAGATTGATGGCGTGCTGGAGGGCCGATGCTTCCGTGCTCTGGTCGTACCGCTCCGACCACGCCACGACGGCCCCGGCGTCCATATCCGCTTGATGGGCGCGATAGAAATGCGTCGCCGGAAGCAGGCCCTTGCCGGCGCGGAGGCTCTCGGCGCGGACGCGGGCGTACTCGTCCCAGAGTTTCTCGTTCGACGGGAACGCATAGAGCAGCTTCGTGCACACGCCTTGCCACTCCGGGCACTTCTCGCGGTCGAGAACCTGGTCGGCGAGGTCGCCGGCGTAGATCTTCGTGCAGGTCAGGACCGCGGCGATGGATTCACCCGGCCCGCCCATGCCGAGCACGTCGCCGTTGAGCAATTGCAGCCGGTACTTCGTCTGCGTCGGTGAGCGGGCCGACTGGCGGGTCTGCGGATCGTCCAGAAGGACCAGCGACGGGCGAAGCGTCCGGCCGTCCATCGTCGTGTGCTGCTGGCCCCGCATGTTCGCGTCCAGCGACGTGACGGTGATGACCGCCCCGGAGCACTCGCTTCCCTCGACGGTAGGGAAGACGAGCTTGTCCGCCGCCCACGTGGAATAGGTGGGCCTGCCGTCGATGTGCTGGCCGATCTGCCGCCGGGCGTTGTTCTGGAGGCACCGCAGCGGGTAGACCGCCGCGGGGAAGTCCGCCAGCAGGAGCGGATTCTCCAGAATCGCCTTGCGGATCGGCGCTAGCAGCTCGACAGCCCGCTCCTGCGAGCCGCCGATAAGACATACGAACGGGCGATAGCCCGCCAGCACGGCCCACAGGGCGGACGCCCGCGCGAGCGTGGTCTTGCCTGAGCCGCGCGGCATGGCGAAGGCGAACAGGCCGCCTTCCTTGACCGCCCGCTCGATCTTGTCGATGACGCGAAGGTGGTCGTCCGACCATCCGCGGTACAGCGCCGCCGCGAAGTACGTCTCACAGAAACACCGGAAATCTTCGCACGCCTTCTCGCGGCGCTGTAAATCGGCCACCTCGGGCACCGGGGCGATGTTCTGCCGCCGCCAGGTCGCGGCGTTCTTCCGGAGCAGGTCGGCTGATCTTCCGTCTTGCTTGGGCTTCGCGGGGCGGTCCACCTCACGCGCGAGCCAGCGGATGTAGTCCAGTAGCCGGATGTGCCGGCCGTTGTGCCAGCGACGGCCCGCGCGGTTCATCTGCCGATCAAGCCGTGAGCGCGTGATGCATTCCCCGAGCGGCGTCGAGTTGACGAGCTGCACAAGCTCGTTTCGGGTCAGCTTGTTGGGGTCAAGCGCCGCCATCCGTCGCGCCTTTCTTCTTTTGCTCCTGACGGTTCAGCCAGGCGGTATAGACCACCAGATCAATGCGGTCGTCCCTGGCCGGCAGATCTCGCCGAAGGTGCGCGCGGATGATCTTCGCGGGCAGTCGCAGCAGCTTCGCAGCTTCCTTCACGGACACGGACCGAATGTCCACCTCGCCGCTCATGCGTGGACGGCCTCCGGCCAGGGCTTGGCGGCGCGGCCGCGGGCGAGCTCGTCGGCCCGCTGCATCTTCTCCAGAGGCACGTACGTCCTCAGATAGCGAGTCGGCAGGTTCGCCCACGTGTACGCCCCGAAGAGGCGGTCGATATCGACGTGCCTCTCCAGGATGGCCGTCCGATGCTTCATGCTGGCGTTCCGGAACTTCGGTGACGTTGCGAGGCGAGCGATGACCTCCGAGTCGTCCTCGACGCCACGGAGCACAAGCGCGTCGAGAATGACCGTGGGCAGGCTCTCGGTCCCGTGCGACTCGGCTGCCCAGAAGCGATTGCCGCGAAAGAAGACTCGCTGATATTCGTCGTGCTTGCCCTGACGCAGGACGCGTACGATCCGGCCGCGGTAGTTGACCGGGCTCATCGGCCAGCACGCGGTCGGCGTCGCCGGCATCGGCCGGAAGGGGGTGGAATGAAGCTCCAGGCCCCACTGTGGATCGACCTTCTCGAAGGGCGCGTCGGCCGCGGCGACGTCCTCGACGAACTCGAACCAGTCCTCCTCGGTCTCGGTCGGGTAGCCGACGATGTTGTAGAGCTTCATCCGGTTCGGCGCGACGCCGCTTGACGCCAGCCCGCGCAGGAAGCCGCGTAGCATGTCCCGGCTGATGGGCTTGCCCGCCATGCGTCGGAGCCGCTCTGAGAAGCCGTCAAGGCCGACGATCCGGAGCTTCGGCAGGCCTCATGTATCCGGCCGGTCGAGGTCCAACTCGAAGATGGTCTTCTCGGCCGAGCCGCCCCAGAGCACGTCGCCGGCCCCGGCCTGATTCTGCAAGCCGCCGATATACCGGCGGTGCCACGTGTACGCGCAGAACAGGCACTTGCGCTGGCAACCGCTCGCCGCCTCGCTCCACGTCTTGCCGTTGGCCAGCGGCACCGGGTGCGGGTACAGGCAGTTGCCGGCGTCGATCAGGTAGCTGCCTTCCGGGTCGAAGTCGGCCGCGCGGACCACGGACGGATGCTCGAACGCTTCGCCCGCGAGCGCCGCCTTCACCAGCGGCACCACGTACTCCTCCGCTCTGCCGAGGCAGAAGACATCAGCCCACCGCAGGAACGGCCGGACGTTGAGCAGACCTGCGCCGCCGGCGATGACCGTGGGCTTGACCGTCTTCGGCCAGCGGAGCCGCTCGGCGAGGAACAGGTACCAGTCGCAACCGGAAGTGATCGACACCAGCACGACGCGGTACCGCCCGGCCGTGGCGGACGAGCAGTACTCCACCTCGATCCCGGCTTGCCGCAGGACGTGGCAGACGAGTTCAAGGCCCGGCCAGGCCCGGACGTTGTAGCTCTCGACGGTGTAGGCGGGCTTGGCGTACCTTCCCTGAACGTAGACGGCGACCTTGCCTTCCATGACGGTTACTCCTTCGGGAACTCGTGCCCGCACTTCGGGCAGCGGATGGTCGCGGCGGCTTCGTCGGCTTCGGTGTCGCCGTCCGCCAGGTCTGTGTCGAACTCGCCCAGGTACTCGGCGAGCTCCTTCTCGCTGAAGCCCAGAAGCTTCACGTCGAAGCCGCCGTCGCGAAGCTCGCCAAGCTCGACCGGCAGAAGCTCCACGTCCCACTCCGACGCCTCGGCCGACTTGTTGTCCGCGATGCGGTACGCGCGGGCTTGCTTTGGCATCAGGTCCTTGGCTACGTGGACGGGCACCTGGCGAAGGCCGAGCTTCAGCGCGGCCTTGTACCGCGTATGCCCCACGACAATGACTCCATCCGCGTCGATGACGACCGGCTGCCGGAATCCGAACTGCTCGATGGACCTCGCCACGGCCTCGATGGCCTTCTCGTTGCGCCGGGGGTTCTTCTCGTAGGGACGGATGCGGTCGATATCCCAGAGCTCGATGTTCATGGATCAGGCCTCCTTGCCCGTTGCGCACGGCGTCGAACGAAAAAAACCTGCCGCGCGACCGTTCCCGCCGCGGTTGTCTTCGCGCGAACGCTCGGAAGGACCCGCGGCGTTGTGTTCGTCCTCATGCTTTGCGTTCGTTGCCTTTGGCCACACCCACACGTCGCCGCTCAACAGCGGACCGTCATAGCCGGCGCAGTAGTGCCAGGCGTCGGGCGGCGGATCGCAGAAGCGCTCCCCTGTTGCCCAGACGACCGCCGTGCCCCCGATGTACTCGTCACAGTAGAAGTCGCCGCTAATCTTGTGGAACTTCCGGCAATCACGGCACCTACAGAGCTTCAAGACCTTAGCCGGTTCGGGTGCCGGGTGCGGAGGTGGCGCAGGTTCCGAAGGTCGGCCCGCCACCTTTGCGCCCCGGGCGCGCGCGGCCGCGCGTGTGCGAGAACTACCGATAACCTCTGCAACCTCTGCGCTTCCTTCGCAAGCCGTGTCACAAGTGCGGCTTACGGGTGCAGAGGTCGGGCTTGTACCTCCGCGAACCTCTGCAACCTCCGCGCGCTCATGCAGCAGTCGCCGAACCGTTTCGAGGCTCATCGGATCGCCTCCAATCTGTACAGCGCCTGCCGTCCCTTGCGCTGGCGGATGAACCACTCGCCGATCGGGGCGTCCACGTGGCGGCGAAGGAGCTTGCCGAACGCCGCGCCGCGGGCCTGCGTCGTGTTGCGAGAGAAGACGTAGGCGAAGAGGTTGTTCTCTTCCGCAACCCGCATCAGGTCGGTTGCGGTCACCTCCGCCGGCCCGTGCGCCTCATGCCAAAGCTCAACGAAGAGCTCCATCTCCTGGCCTTGCGGGTCCGCGAGCCGCCGCCAGTCCTTCTCGTTCTCACGCCACGCCTTGAAGCCGTTGACCTGTAGGATGCCGCCGATGGTCTCGGACCAGCTCTCGAAACCGCCCAGCCGCCGCGGATGCCGGGGCCGGCCCGCGGCCAGCCAGTTCTCGACCAGGCCGAGCAGGCACTCCAGGACCGTCCGTCGCCGCTGTCGGACATAGGCCCGCAGGTCGGGGTGCTGGAAGTCGGCGCGGGCTTCGGGGTGAGCCGAGGTCGGCTCGATGAGGATGGGTACGATCCGCTTGGCGATCTCCCCGGAAGCGGCTACGTTGTTGCCGGTCCCCACGACGGTCAGGTGGTTGGCGAGCTTGACCATCCGCGAGAGGCCGAGTACGCGACCGCCGAACACATGCGCAGTCAGGAGGCTGGCGAGCGACACCGAGTCGATGTAGTGCGGCAGGTTGTCCAGGTGCATGAGCGTCTCGCCTTGCAGCAGCATGGCGAGAATCCGCTTCTCCCGCTCCTCTTCCCGCTCGGTGATCTGCATGGCCGGGCACTGCCGGCCGATCAGGACGCCGGCGAAGACCTCATCCACGAGCTTCGTCTTTCCGGTGCGCTCCAGCGGTGAGTTGACCAGGTGCATCGGTCGGCTTCCCTCCAGCGCCGGGGCGACGACGGGCGTGAGAAGCAGGCCGAAGAAGTTCTGCCGGTCCGGCTCGCCCTTGAAGGGGAAGTCCACAACCAGGTCGTGCAGCACGTTGTGAATCACCTCGCAGTCGGTCTCCGGCTCCAGGCCGGCCAGTTCCGGCGGCTCGTCGTAGTACAGGCAGTCCCGCCAGCCTGGTTCGACTCGGACAAAGCCCGGCCCGTAGATTGGATAGGACACCATCAGGTCGAGTTCGCGGACGTGCGGTGCCTGCCGGGCTTGGGCGATGACCACGCCGGCCGCGTCCTTGTTACAGGGCTGGTAGACCATGACCTGCTCTTTGCTCTGCCTGGACGTGACCCACTTGCCCAGCTTCATGCACCCGTCCACGATCAGGCGCATCCGGTCCGGGGCGAACTCGATCCAGATCCGCTTGCCGGCCGGGCCGAGCACTTCGCCGGGGATGAAGTCCTTTCGGTAGACGGCTTCGGCGGGCAGGCGGGCGAGCACCTCGCCGGCGAAGTCCGCGTTCGACCGCTCGATGTAGCGGCCCTGGTCGTCCTTGTGCGCGCCGGGGACGAGCACGTACTCCAGCCGGGCGGGGCATGGCTTCGGAGGCTCTTTCAGTTCGATCTTCCGGGGGGACATGACGCCCGAGTCCAGCCCGGAGTTGATCGTCGCGTCGATCTCGGACGCCTCCAGGCCGACCGACTCGGCCGCCCCACGCAGCGCCGCCTCCACTTCCGAGCGGTCCAGATACCCGCCGCCGACGAGCGTGCCGAGGTTGAACGCGGATCGGTTCAGCGTGTCGTTCCGCTCGCCCGGCTGAGCGCCG